TTCTGGCACAGTCACATTCTAGGAATAACAAATGTCACAAAGTTATATTGGTGGTGTGATTAGCGGTACGATGACCCCATTGACGGGTCAGGTGACAGGCTTTGTTGAATACTTAGTCGTTGCTGGCGGAGGTTCTGGCGGTAGCGGTGGAAGTGACGGTGGTGGAGGTGCTGGAGGACTTTTAACAGGTACTGGATACGCAATAACTCCTGGGGTTTCCATTACAGTAACCGTTGGCGCAGGTGGCCCACCATCAACAAGTGGTGCAGGAGCAAATTCTGTATTTGGTTCAATTACTGCAACTGGTGGTGGTAGCAAATCATCTGCGGGTGGGGCAGTTGCAAATGGCGGTTCTGGCGCTGGCGGTTGGTATGGAAATAATCCTGGCGGTTCTGGAACATCAGGCCAAGGTAATAATGGTGGGCTTGGTTCTAGTGGTAGTGGCCCAAGCTATAGCGCAGGTGGAGGTGGTGGCGCTGGCTCACCAGGTGGCAATGGTTCTTCAACAGGATCAGGTGGTAATGGTGGAACGGGATTAGTTTCTACCATAACTGGGTCACCTGTATTTTATGCGGGCGGTGGTGGTGGTTCTGGTAATACAAACACTTATATTGGTGGTCTTGGCGGTGCTGGCGGTGGTGGCAATGGTGGACAAAAGACACCTGATGTTGGTTCATCAGGAACTGCAAATACAGGCGGTGGTGGAGGTGGATCTAACCAAACTATACCTTATGGTGGTTCAGGTGGCTCAGGCATAGTCATTATTCGCTACCCAGCAAACTGCGCTCCTCCTGCATCATTTGGGGGTTCTAATGTCCCACAAGTTTTATACAATAATGGCTACCAAATTTACATTTGGACAGGTTCTGGTACAGTAACTTTTTAATGGAGATCACATGAGTCATTTTGCACATATCACAAATGGAATTGTAGATAACGTCATCGTTATTGAAGCTGAAACATTAGCCCTTGGTAATTGGGGTGACCCATCTGAGTGGGTTCAGACTTCTTACAATACTCAAGGTGGCAAGCACTCCCAAGGCGGTACACCCTTGCATAAAAATTATGCAGGTATTGGCTACACATGGGACGGTACAGGCTTTGCGCCTCCACAGCCATATGCATCATGGGCAAAGAACGCAGATACATATTTGTGGGAACCTCCTACACCTATGCCTACAGATGGCAAGCGCTATGAATGGCACGAAGATACAAAGACTTGGGTTGAGTTTGTAGCCCCTGTGGTTGAGACTCCAACGCCTCCTCCAAATTCAACACCGACTCCAACACCTACTCCTTCAACTCCATCGGTATAAGATCATGGCTCAATTAAGCGGAATGTGGACTCTCAGTCAAGTTGCCCAAGCAGTGCAGAATGGGCAGTGGGTAGGTTTTCCGCAAACAATTGAGTATTTTGTTGTTGCCGCTGGAGGCGGTGGTGGATACAACCAAGGTGGTGGTGGGGGTGCTGGTGGCGTTCTTTCTGGACAAACATCTATTACTCAAGGCATAACGTGCTATGTAACTATTGGAAGTGGCGGCCCAGGATCATCAAGTTCTACCCCAGGTACTACTGGCGGCAATTCTGTTTTATTAGCAACAGGTTCTAGCGCTACAACAGGAAATTTTGTTGCATTAGGTGGTGGCGGTGGTGGATCTGGAACAGACGGCACAGGAGCAGTAGGTGGTTCTGGTGGTGGTAGTGGGTCTAGCAATGGCAATGTTGGTGTAGGTGGTATTGGTGGATCGGGAACGTCAGGCCAAGGAAATGCTGGCGGTAAAGGATATAGCACAGGTAGTGCATCTACTGGATGGCAAGGTGGCGGTGGTGGCGGAGCAGGATTAGTTGGATTATCAGGTCAAGTAAATGGCACTGGTGGTGCTGGGATTGCATCTTCAATTTCTGGCGCTGTAGTTCTCTATGGCGGAGGCGGAGGTGGAGGACTTGGAAGTAATAGTTATAGTAATGCCGCTAATGCTGGTAATGGCGGTCAAGGTGGTGGTGGAACAGGCGGAAATCAGCTTGGTGTAGCTGTCGCTGGAACCGCCAATACAGGTGGTGGTGGAGGCGGAGGAACTAATGGTGGAGTTAGTCCTAATGGAGCTACAGGTGGTAGCGGAATAGTTATTGTTCGTTATCAAGGTAATCAACAATGGTTTACAGGCGGTACTGTTACTGCCGCTAATGGTTTTGTTATTCATACATTCACTACTTCTGGCACTTTAGTATCTCAAGCTCCTACTAAAGTTTTACCAGATAACACAGCGGTGTTCTTATCTTCAGGTGTGTGGACTGCCCCAACAGGATCATCTCAAGTTCAATATCTAATAGTTGGAGGTGGAGGTGGCGGTGGTGGTGGAGGCGGTGGGGGTGGTGCTGGTGCATTTTTAACAGCCACAGGTTTATCAGTTACTGCTGGAACACAATATGCTGTCACTGTAGGTGGAGGTGGTTTTGGGGTTGGAAGTAACGCACAACAAAAAGGTTCTAATGGTGGTAATTCATTATTCAATGGCGTAACTGCAACAGGTGGTGGTGGCGGTGGAACAAGCACATCAACTAATGGTGTTGGTGCTAATGGAGGCTCTGGTGGCGGTGGCGGATATGTAACAAGTTATACAGCAGGCGGATCAGGAACTACTGGCGGAAACAATGGTGGCATAGGTAATACTGGCGGTGCTGGAGGTGGTGGAGGCGGTGCAAATGCCGCTGGCGGTAATGCCGCAAGTTCTGGAAGCCCAGGAGCAGGCGGCGCTGGATTATCATCTAGTTTAAGTGGCTCTACTGTTTACTATGCTGGTGGCGGTGGAGGTGGTGGATATTCTGGTGGGCCATACAACAATGGTGGAACAGGTGGTGGTGGAGGTGGTGGCAATGGTGATCCTTCCAACAACATGACTTCAGGAGTTGCTGGCACTGGAGGTGGTGGTGGTGGTGGTGGAAATTCTAGTACAGCCGCTTATTCAGCCAACGGTGGTTCAGGTATCGTAATTATCAAGTGGAGTTGACATGTCTGACACTGAAAAAGACTTGGCTGTTCACGTTGCAGTCTGTGATGAGCGTTACCGCAACATTGAGCAATCATTGAAAAATGGCGAAAGGCGCATGACAAAGATCGAGTATTTGATCTATGCTGTGATGGCAATGGTCATGTTTGGGCCAGGGGTTGCCGCTCAGTTCTTTCACAAGTTCTTTGGAATTTAATGGATCCGATCACCATCTTTGCGGCGTGTAAAGCGGCTCACGCAGGGATTCGTGAGTGCATTGATCTCTACCAAGATTTCAAAAAAGATGGCAAAGATGTAGGTGATATTGTTGGCGACATTGGCAGTCACCTTGGTGCGTTCTTCACACATCAGGAATCATATAAAGAAGCTGAGAAAGAGGCCAAGAAGAACCCACTGCCCAAAAAGATCAGCATCAATGAAGAGGCAATGAACAGGATTCTGCGCCAAGAGCAGATTAACCGCATGGAGACTGAGCTTCGTGAGATGATTATTTATCAAATCGGAATGCCAGGTCTTTGGTCAAAGTTTGTGGACATGAGAGAGGTTGTCCGAAAAGAGCGCGAAAAAGTCGAGCGTGAACAAAAAAAGCCCGTGAAGACGCTGATAGAAAAAGGCGTCAATTCATTGCAAAGTGGGAACTCAGGGCGGCCATCTGTGCAGGAATCATTGCTTGGCTCTTGGTCTTTGGCTCGCTTATGTACGGCATCCATCTAGATTATCAAAGATCGAAAGGACAATAAATGGATTGGCTTAAATCAATTGCACCTACGATAGCCACTGCGATGGGTGGCCCACTTGCAGGAATGGCTTTGGAAGCCGTTTCCAAGGCTATAGGGGTTGACCCTAGTGAAGTGCAAAATACCATCAACTCTGGCAAAATGACTGCCGAGCAGATCGCCTCGATCCAGACTGCTGAGATTGCCTTGAAAGCTCGGGCGCAAGAGATGGGGCTTGACTTTGAAAAGTTGGCCGTAGCCGACCGATCAAGCGCACGTCAGATGCAGATCAGCACAGGTAGCTTTGTACCCCCTACCCTATCCATCATGATTGTGGTGGCATGGTCAGCAGTGCAGTATTTCCTATTGACCCATGTTATTGACCCATCCATGCGTGAACTCATCGCCCGTGTATTGGGTACTTTAGATGGCGCATTGATGTTGGTCTTGTCATTCTATTTTGGATCATCAAGCGGTTCTCAAGCAAAAGATGATTTACTACACAAAAGCACACCTACAAAATGATACTAACTAAACACTTTACTCTTGAAGAGTTAACAATTACTGAACATAGGGAGTTTGACAATGTACCTAACGAAACTGAAAGAACAAACCTTGTCCGTCTTGCAATCTTCTTGGAGCAAGTTAAAGACTTGTTGGGTGGCAAGCCTGTCATGGTTAACTCGGCCTTTCGATCAGCGCAAGTAAATCAGGCGGTGGGTTCTGCTCCTACCTCTCAGCATAGGCTAGGATGTGCGGCTGACTTGCGTATACCAAGCATGACCCCTGATGAGGTAGTTAAAGCCATCATAGCCTCTGATTTGCCCTATGACCAGTGTATAAGAGAGTTCGACAGGTGGACTCACGTGTCTATTGTTTCAAACCCAAATGACAAGCCCCGTAGACAAGCATTAATTATTGATAAAAGTGGTACTCGAATCTACGCTTAAATCTTGTTTGAAAGCTTGAGTGGAGATAAAATACTGCTAAATAGGAGGCATAAATGGCTCAAGTGATGACTTACAACAGTCTAGTAGATAACATTCAAGTCTATCTTGAGCGTACAGACGCCCAAACAATATCCTATATTCCCACTTTTATCATGTTGGCCGAGCAGGTTTTGGCCAGCCAAATGAAGTTTTTGGGAAACTTGTACGTGGCCGAAAGCGCCATGACAGCCAACACACCGATCATTGCCAAGCCAACAGACTGGCACAAGACGGTGTCCTTTAACATCACGGTAAACGGCGCCTCACAGCCCGTATTACTCAGAAAATACGAATACCTAAAAGAATATACCCCGAATGCAACTACAGGTACTGGCGCACCACTTTATTATTGTGACTACGACTATTCGCATTGGTTTGTCTCACCCACGCCTGACCAAGCGTACTCTTTTGAGGTACTTTACTACCAAAGGGTTCAGCCGTTAGACGCAACAAACCAGACAAATTGGTACACACAATACGCTCCACAAGCAATTCTCTTCGGATCTTTGCTCCAAGCAATGCCCTACCTAAAGAACGACCCTAGGGTAGCTATGTGGCAACAACAGTACGACTTGATCGTATCTACACTGACGACAGAGGACAAATTGCGTGTTGCTGACCGTCAAGCCATTGCGGTGGATTCATGACATACAGCACACCATTCACAGGTTCGGCAGGCAGTTTCACATCCCCTTTTACTGGGGATGTTGTACAACCAACAGACGTTTCCTATCTTAATTTATCGTTAACAACAAACACATATTTGTTGTGGCCAGTATCGTCAAATACGACGGGTACATACGCCGCGAGAATCATGGATGTGACGCCATCAACGACTGGTCTAGGGCTATATATGCCTCCAGCAAACCAAGCGTCATTGGGGACTGATGCATTCATTCGGAACCTAGGTTCGAGCACCTTCACTGTCTACGACAATAGTGGTGGAACCATCATCACTGTGACTGCTGGCCAGACAAAGTACATCTACTTGACAGCAAACAGCAATGTAGCGGGCACATGGGGCAATATTGCCATGGGTGTGGGTACGTCTGCACCTGATGCTACAACGCTTGCTGGCTATGGTTTGCAGGCAACTTCAAACACATTAAATCAAACTCACCCAGCCCAATCAGCTACCGATGGGTACACCTTTTTGACCAGCGATCGCGCACAAGTCAAAGTGTGGTCTGGTGGCGCAGGAAACTGGAACTTGCCTTTGGCGTCCACGCTAGGCAACAACTGGTTTTGTTTATTCAAGAACAATGGCTCTGGCACCTTAACTATTAATTGCTCTGGGTCTGATACCTTTGACACGGCTACAGCTAAAACCTACAACCCTAATGAGTCCTCATTTATTGTGTGTGATGGCACTCAATTTATGTCTGTTGGCTATGGTGTTAGTAACGTATTTGTTTTTACAGCCCTCACTTTTCCCGTCACTGCTGGCACGTATACGCTGACGACAGCCCAAGCTCAAAGTATTATTCAAGAGTACGTTGGTTCAATGACGGCTAACGTGACAATTGTCTATCCACCCGTAGTGAACCTCTACATAATCAGTAATCAAGCGGCCAACAACGGCCACTCATTACGGATAACCACTGGGTACGGCAACACTTACACGGTTCCTGCTGGCTCACAAGTATCGGTGATCTGTGATGGTACTAATTTCTTTAATGCCAACACTGTACAAGTTGGTGCGACGTCTTTGAGCGTGATTGATGGTACGGTATCAACACCAGCCATTAATTTTGCCAATGAAAATAACACGGGTATATATAGATCTGGATCTGGTAAATTTGACATTTCAATTCTTGGATCACAAGTTTTGGATGTCAATGCGAGTGGAATAACAGTCACTGGTAACGTATCAGCAGTCAATGGCACGTTTACTGGCGGCATTTCAGGCGGGACCTTCTAATGTCAATGCCAAAAACATTCGCACTGGCCACCAAGCCAGGCATCCAACGCGACGGCACACTCACCGACACAATCTGCTATCGTGATGGCCAGTGGGTGCGTTTTCAACGTGCACGGCCTAGAAAAATCTTAGGTTACAAGGAAATCACAGCATTTTTGGCGGGCCCATCAAGGGGAATTTATGTCAATCCTCAAAACGGGTTTACTCAAATTTTTTCGGGATATTCTGATGGTGTTCAAGTGCTACCCATCAATAGTGTCGGTATTGGTACTGGCATCAGTGATTTTCTTATGTATAACTTCAGTGCTAATGCTAATAATCTTTGGCAATTCGATTCCTTTTTTGATAGCACTGGCTCTGGGAATAATTTATTGGTGAGTCACCCTGGGCAGAATCTGAACATAATTGACAGCACAACAAACACCTATCCATTGGCTGGTCCAATCAACGGGTATTTTGTTTTAACGGGTTCAATATCATCTGGCAGTCCAACAATTACATTGCCGTCTTTTTCTAGTTTTATTGAGGCTGGGCTAGTCGTCACTGGTACAGGTATTCCGACTAACACTTACGTAGTCTCCGCATCTGGTCTTACTGTGACTTTGAGTGCAAACGCAACGGCCACAAACGCTACTGCCTCACTGACGTTCACAAACTTCACATTGAGCAAAATTGGTGTTTTTCAGCAAAATTTAAGTATTACAAACACCAGCGCAACAGCCACTATTGTTGCTCCATTGACTAATGAATTCATTATTGGTGCAGGCCAATCAGTCTCAGGTACAGGCATCGCGGCTGGTACAACGGTGGTATCTGTTGTTGGTACGACGGTTACTTTGAGTAAGCCTGCAACGGCAACCAACGCAACCGCACTGGTTACCTTTGACAACAACTTGGCCGTCTCTGGCGGGATTGTTGTCTTGCACCCATATGTATTTATTTTTGGCAACAATGGATTGATTCAGAACTCAGGCGCTGGAAACATTAACGATTGGGTCTCGGCAACAGCCAACGCTACAAATGTGGCAACAGGCAAGATTGTCCAAGGTTTACCAGTTCGCGGTGGATCAAATGCACCGTCTGGCCTATTTTGGTCTCTAGACTCTGTGATTCGCGTGTCTTATACGCCGACCACGGTTACTACAGGCACTACAGCCGTATCGTTTTACTGGCGATATGACGTCATTACGTCTCAATCTTCTATTTTGTCGTCTCAGTCAGTCATTGAGTACGACGGCATCTACTATTGGTGTGGAGTTGATCGTTTCTTACTGTACAACGGTGTTGTCAAAGAAATTCCCAATGACATGAATCAAAACTACTTTTTTGATAACTTGAACTATGCACAGCGTCAAAAAGTGTACGCAACAAAAGTGCCACGTTTTGGTGAAATCTGGTGGTTTTTTCCGAATGGCCAAGATGCAACCGAGTGCAATGACGCCATCATCTATAACGTGCGTGAGGCTACTTGGTACGATGCTGGCCAAGCCGTGGGCGCACAGAGGTCGGCTGGTTACTTCTCTCAGGTTTTCCACTATCCAGTGAATGCCGATTGGCAAATTAACCTCACAGGCGGCGTAAATGCCACCACAATCACGACAGGCGGGTCTTCCTATACCAACGGTACCTATGTGGCCGTAAACCTCACTGGAGGCTCGGGAACGGGCGCACAAGCAATTGTGTTTGTGACGGGTGGAGCCATGACTACGGTCTATATCACTTCACATGGATACGGCTACGTGAATGGCGACGTTTTGTCAGCCGCCACTGGTTCAGGCGCTGGGTTTATTGGTACTACTGGCTCAGGATTTACCCTAACAGTGAATACCACTATTAATTTTGTCTCATTGTTCCAACATGAGATTGGTACAGATGCGGTTCAAGGCGGTAACCAAGTTGCCATTTTGAGTTACTTTGAAACCAATAACTTGGGCTGGGTGACGGGTGGCCCTTCACAGCCTGCATTGGTTGGTGAGAATCAGTGGTTCAGACTAGAGCGTTTGGAGCCTGACTTTATCTTGTCGGGCCCCATGGATATGTACATAACTGGACGACCGTTTGCTCAATCCACGGATGTACAGACTGGGCCTTACACATTCACATCTACAACCAATAAAATTGACTTAAAAGAACAGCGTCGTGAGATGAGGTTGCGTTTTGTTTCCAACACCACGGGTGGCAACTACCAATTGGGTCGATTGCTACTTGGCGGAGACTTTGGAGACGTTCGTGGCTATTAATAACTCGAACAGTTTACCGCTCATTTATGACCCGAGGCATCATACGTTTGAGTCTTGGGCTAGTTTGATGTGTGAGGGTTTTGCGGCGAATCAGTTAGAAATCCCTGGCCCCACGACAACGTGGCAAGGCTGGGCTGTTGGTGTTAAGTCCATTGACTTGTTCACCAATTCTCAAGTTCCTGACCCATATGCCTATGCAAACTGGGATGAGTGGGCCCTTAATTTAATGAATAACTTCCAAGCGGTGTCGTCATGACTATCAGCCAAGAACAAGCAAATCAACTTGCGGCGGCGTATTCGTCTGGAAATACTGGCCTTCAAAATCTAGTCAACAGCATGGGTGTGACATCTGCGGATGTGGCGCAGTACTTCCCATCTTTTGATGTAGCTGGCGCTGGTTTGACTTTGCCTACGCCTGCACCTGCTCCAGTGATTAACACCGAAGTTGTTGCGGAACCACCGCGACCCGCATTACCAAACCCAAATCCAAATTTAACTTTGGCGGATGGAACTCAGACAAATGTAAACACTGGTGCATTGAGCCAAGTCAATAATACGGCCACAACTCCTACTACTGGAGCATTGACTCAAGCAACAAACACTACACCAGCGACAACTACACCAGCAGGTCAGTTGTCAGGGGTAGTATTGGCTGGCGATAGTTGGCTGGCAAATAACGCACTAAATACGCCGTACATTCAAAAACAACTTGGAAATACACCAGTTACAAATGTTGCAATTGGGGGTACAACAAGTACGCAAAATTTACAGCAGTTGAATGACTTTTTGGCGGGCGGGGGGAGTTTTGCCCCTGGAACTACGGTGGTTTTAGACTCAGGCGGCAATGACTTGTTGACTGGTGTATCAGCAGATGTCGTCACAAAAAATCTAGATACTATTGCAAAAAAACTTGGTTCATTAGGCGTTAATGTTGTATTGTCTGGAGCGCCACAAGTCAGTTCAATTGCTGATGTTACTGGCAATACAAATTTAAAGCTTGACCCTCTGTATAACACGGTTGCCGCCAACAATAAAAACGTGACTGTTGTTGACTCAATGGCTGGTCTGTTAAACCAAAAGAACTTGGTTGACAACACCGCTGTTGGACAAGGTTTTCACATGGGTGATACAGGCCAAATGGCTTATGACACATCCTTGGTTGATGCAGTACTTAAATTACAAGGCAAAGGTCCAGTATCTTTTACTAATGACGACATCAAGGCTTTTGTTGCACAGAACAACTTAACACCTGACCAAGCAAAAGCAATAGCGCCTTACTTTGGCGTCAGTGGTGACCAAGTTACTGCGGCGTTGATGACTCCATCGGCTAGTACAACAACACCAGCCACAACAACAGATACAACTACAGCAACGACACCAACGCCACACTCAACGGCGTTGGCACCGCCTACTTTGAATGACTCAAATCAAGATGTAAATTCTGTTTACAATACCATTCAACTTGGCCAAGCTAAATATGTACCTTCAACATTCCAATCACGTGGTCAAACAATCAACAATTCATATTTGACTACTGCTGATGGAACTCAACTTCCAGTGAGAAGTGTTGAAAATTTAGGTGGTAATGCATACGACGTACAGATCAATGATGCTGGTGGTATCTATCACATGATTGTTGGAATTGATGCAAATGGTAATGTCAAGCCAATTGATGATGCGTCCAAACAAAACATCTACCAACCAGGCCAAGCTGGCGGTTTTCTAAAAAACATTGCACAAAACGTCATTCCTATTGCTGACATTGTTGCTGGTCTAAGTGGTTATGGTGCATTCATACCTGCCATCAATGCTGGCCTAGGTTTAGCCTCAGGCCAAGACTTGGCAACAGTTGCAAAAAATGCCGCATTGAGTGAGGCCGCAGTTTTGGCCGCACCGTATGTTGGCAGTAAAGTTGGTAATTTTGTAGAGAATGCACTGCCAACAACTATGTCTGATACTCTTGCAAGCACTATTGGTGATGTTGCAAAAGGTGCATCAAGCGCATTGACTGCTGGTGAAATTACATCACAAGGCAAAGCAGATCCACTTCAGCTACTGACTGCTGGTGGAGTAAGCGCCGCAATACCTTCTATCGCCAAAGACATCCCAGGGTATTCCAGCCTCAACGCAAGTAGCCAAGCCGCTGTCAACAAAATAATTGGTGGCGTATTAGCGGGTGCCAATCCAACACAAACATTGATAAATGCCGCAATTTCTGCTGGTACAAATGCCGCAAAAGCACAGCAGGCAAAGTCGTCAACAAATGTTGCATCGGCAGATGTTGTGCCTTCGTCCTTGCCAGGGATCGACACCGCCACCCAAGCCATCATTGATCAACTTGGAACCAGTTCTGGCACCACGGGCGGAACAAGTTTGGCCAGTACATCAACTGGAACAATGACTGATGCTGGTCCAGTACAACTTGGAATTACGCCTTCAGGACCTTTGTCTCCCTCTCAATTACAACAATTAATTGATGACAAGAATCCAAATGTTCAGTACGGTGGAAAAACAGATGACAATGAAGACATATACACCGTAGACAATCCCCAGACTGGTAAGAGAGCGACGTATGTCAACGGCGAATATATAGGTTCTATTTCTTTAGATTTTTCTGGCGCTGGCGTCAAGGTGCAAGGTGGCGATAACTCTGTCCCTCTCACGCCTGAACCTGTAACGGTAACTGGACAGAAGGACACTGGTGTATTAACGCCAGATAATACTGTTGTTCCTACTGGTACAACATCAAGCGCAACTGGAGCAAACACAACTTTGGCACCAGTTACTGTGACTGGACAAAAACAGACAGGAAATGTTGTTCCTGATAATACTGTTACGTTGCCTGCAAGCACTACTGCATCAACTTCTTTGGCTCCAGTCACTGTAGTTGGACAAAAGCCAACAGCCACAACGCCAGATAACATTTTGCCTCCAGTGACGGTTGTTGGACAAAAACCTACAGAACTAAATCCCGTCACAGTAACTGGACAAAAGTTAACCGACAATACACCAGATAATATTTTGCCACCTGTAACTGTGGTGGGAAAAAAAGAACCTGATGTGGTGTTACCGCCTGTAACAGTGGTTGGCAAAAAAGAACCAGACGTAGTTTTACCACCAGTTACTGTTATAGGAAAAAAAACAGAGCCAGACGTAGTTTTACCGCCCGTTACAGTTATTGGAAAAAAAGAACCTGATGTTGTTACACCAACTCCTACACCGACCCCTACACCAACGACTACGACAGTAAAAACAACGACACCAACTCCTACTAAGTTGCCTACAACTACCGCAGGCACACAAGACCAAACCCCTCAACCAATTTCAGGCCCAGGATATCCAGGGGCAAAGGCGCAATTTTTAAAATCGATGATGACACAAAGTTCTTTCAAGAATCCCTTGGAAAAACTGATGCAACTTGCGGAGGGGCGTAAAGCTCCTGAACCAACCATGAATACACAAACACCAACTGAGCAGTCTAGCTACTACAATTACGGCATTAAACCAGCCAGTGTTGAGTCAGTTTTAGGCCAGAAAAAAGAGACTGAAGAGCCAGTCCAAGCCTTCAAAAAAGGTGGTTACGTGGCTCCTTTGAGCGTTTTAGGACCTATCCCACGCAAAGACGGACGGCACGACTTTAGGCATGGAGCGCACGTAGCAGGCGAAGGTGACGGCCAAAGCGACGACATCCCTGCTATGTTGGCCGACGGTGAGTTCGTTTTCCCTGCTGATGTGGTCTCAGCCCTAGGAAACGGTTCCACAAAGGCTGGAACTGACAAGTTGTACAAAATGATGGAAGAAATACGTGCACGGGCAAGATCCACTAAAGTTGATGACCTACCCCCACCTGCATTAAAATCACCACTTGATTACCTGAAAGGTAGGAAAAAATAATGGCAGATATTTTCTCAGGCACAGCACCAGCAAACGTCAATACAACGACGACTGCCGCCACCAACCTTTCCCCTGGGTTTCAAAGCTATCAAGACTACTTGTCAAACATTGCCTCTGCTGGCAACGCATCATTAGCTACCCCAGAAAATCAACTTGTCGCACCTTTAAGCTCAAACCAAATTGGTGCTTTTGGTGCCGCCCCGACAGCCGCAACAACGTACCAAACACCGCTTATCAATGCATTGGCAACATCCAATACAGCCGCCAGCCCTTTAGGTGCCAGCCAGATTAATCAGTTTTTTAATCCTTACGTCAGCGACGTTAATAAAAACTTAGAGACGGCAACCCAACAGAACATCAATCAAAGCATTTTGCCCTCATTGCAGGCATTGGGTGCAAGTACTGGCCAAACGGGCTCTAGCAGGCTATTAAACGCCACTGGACAAGCTTTGGGTGGCATCCAGCAGGCTTTAGGCGCACAAGAGAGCGCTAACCTCTCGGAAGCTTATAAGAACGCTGTGACCAGTGCTTTGCAAGAGCAGTCAAATTTAGGCAATATTGCCAACGTACAAGGCAACTTGGCCTCTACTGGTCAGTCAGCCGCCAATTCTGCATTGACAACACAAGCCGCTTTAGGGGCACAAGAGCAAGCCCAAAAACAAGCCATCATCAATGCACCATTGCAGAACGCCACAAGCGTAGCTGGTTTGATGAAAGGATTCAATGTTCCAACAACTTCAACGACGAACTACACTGGACCTGCAAACGTGTATGGTCCTTCGCAGTTGTCTCAATTGCTGGCTGTTGGATCTTTGGCAAATAGTTTGCCTGCTGGCACATTAAGTGGTTTGGGTACCAAATTAACAGATCTGTTGAGTTCTGCGCCTAAGTCTGGTATACCCACTGTGAACGATACTACTGGCCTCACTTTAGTACCAAATGCCACCACCGCAGGCTATGGTCAACTTCAGGGTGCGGACGGTAAAGTTTATGTTGATCCATCATATGGCACCAATTCCTCAAAGACTCCCATAGTTTCATCTGATCAATTATTTAATAATTCATTGCCTGCTGGTTATTACAATATTGGCGGTGGTCAAGCTTACAACCCTGAAACTGGCGATACCATTGATCAATCGCAAGGACCCTAAAAAATGGCAACTACACCCTATGATCCAATGTCAATCTATGGCCAGTCTGGCCAGATGAGTGATCCATTGTCATTGACAACTAATGAAATGTTGAACCAGATGACGGGTGGTCCAACGCTTGGTCCAAATACAAACTTGACGCCCCCATCAATTGGAGCACTTCAGGTTGCAAACAAGTTGGCCATGAACCCACCTGCCCCAGGCAGTCTTCCCCCTGCCATGCACCCAGGGGTCTCCCTCACCCCGCCCGTGCCGCCCGAGAATCCATCCATGGGGATGCCATCGATGCCTGCACCGCTGTCAATGCCAACCAATCCAGCGTTGGCCAACAGCATAGCAAATTCGCCTGCTTTAGCTCCTGCTACTGCACCTTTGGGCGGTACAGAGATGCCAGTTCCTGAACAAGCCCTACAAAGAGCGCCAACAGAACAGCCCTATCGCAACAAGGGGATGGACATTGCTGAACAAGCACAGCAAGAACTTCTTGATTCACTTGATCGTCGCAAGAACCCACAAAAAGACTCATTCTTAGGGCTTGATCCTAAGTGGTTATCTGTTGCTCAAGGATTTTTGGCACCCACAAGAACTGGCTCATTTGGTGAGGCTTTGGGTAACGTTGCTGGCAACATCAATAAGTTGAATGAGACTGAAAACGAACAAAAGCGCAAAGACTTGATGATGCGTATGGAGTTAGGCAAGTCAATGTCTGACACCGAGACCAAGAAAGAAATTCAAAAATTAGTACCGCAACTATATGGTGCTGATAACAAGTTGAATATTCCAATTGCCAAGCAATATGCGGCAATGACGGGTGACACTAAATTCTTGCAAACCGTAATTGCTGAAGAGTCGTCACAAAAACAAAAAGATCTTGTCAACAAGGTATTTAAGATTAACGAAGTCACTAATAAAAACGGTGAAAAAGTTACAAAATTCAGCATGGACAATGCCGCTTGGGAAAATGCTCTTACGAAGTCTCCTGATGCCGTCAAAGTGCTTAAAGATCTTGGTGAACTTCGCCAATCACTGCTTGATCAAGGCATGATGATGGAGCAAACCGACCGAGAGAATCCATTCAAGTACTATTCAACAATTCCAAATCGTGTAATTCAACAAGAGGCACTAAATTTATCTAAACGATTTGAGCAAGGTATGTCTCAAAAAGAGATTGATAAAGCCGAAGAGCGTTTATCTAAACGTGCACAAGACGTATTGCATCAACAAGAATTGTTGGCCGCACAACGTGGTCAAACTGCAATTGCAGAGGGTCTCAAAATGTCTCAACAAGCTCTGAATGAAGAGAAGTTAGCTAGATTGAAAGAGACACTGACTCCTCAACAGATGAAGACTTATGAGAAGTTGATCATTCCACTCAAGACTGACCAAACCAAGTCTGAGAATTACAATCAAACACTTGAAAAACTTGAGCAATACGCTAAAGATGCACCCGATGGTCCATTAGAGTTTGCTCAATATCAAGTCAAACGACTTACCAATTCAAATGACCCCATGGTCAGTGCCATGAATAATTTAATTGGTGAAAAAGCCAAGGCTGTTACTGAGATACCAAAGTTCAGTCAAAAGGGTACTGTGTATGACGAAATCTTACATGGCAAAATTATTGGTAATTTGGACGACTATAGACTCACTCGCCAGCAGAGGCTTGATGCAATTAAGCGTTTGCGTGAAGACAATGATGCTCAAGATAAATTAAATCAAAAAATTCTTGACCATTGGAATGAGACAAAAGAATATGCTATCCCTAAAGGCGAGAAAAAAGATGAGGGTAAAACGGTTGATTTCAATGCCTTGCCACCTAGGAGATAAAGATGGTCATGAACGTCAAAATGCCTGATGGCACGATCATTCAAAACGTGCCTGATAACTACAGTCAACAAGACTTGTTGGCGCAGTATCAGATGCGAAGTCAAGATGGTCAAACAACACCCACTACAACGCAAGGAGGGGCCGCTGTAGGCGTTTATCCGCAGATGTCGGGGGTAAGGTCACAGCAGAACCCAGAACGCGCCAAAGACATTCCTGCGGCTTTAGTCCAATCTGGAGTGGCTGGGGCATTGAGTCCACTGGCGGCCATTGCACAGTTTGCAGGCTATGACCAGCCAGCCGAGGCGTTGCAGAAAATGAAACAATCGGCGGCTGATATGTCGTATCCCGTAGTCGCCAATCTTGGATCGACTGCTGGAGAATTGCTTAACCCTGCACCGTATGCGGCGTTTAAGTATGCGTCAAAAATACCTGGCGCTATTGGGAAGTCAGACTTAGCACGGGCTGGTATTGCTAGTGGAACTGCTGGTCTATTGACTCCAACCACTCCTACGACAAACGCTGGTGACTTTGCCGCACAAAAGGCTGAGCAAGTGGGAGAGTCTGCATTAGTTGGCGGCTTGTTGGGTAAAGCTGGCCAGATGATTATGAATCCCAGTGTTTCTCCTGAGTTGCAAAAGCTCAAAGACATGGGCATGAAGTACTTCACTCCAGCGCAATTGTCTGGATCTGAAATACTCAAAAATTTAGAGAAGAAGTTGACCAGTTTGCCTATTGCTGGATCGTTCATTGGTGGTGCAATGAATACGGTTAATGCCGATTTCAATAAGGCAGTGGCCAACAAAGTAGTCGAGCCCCTTGGTTTTAAAATACCAGAAAATATCCCAGCAGGCGAAGAGACCAACAAATACATATCCGAAAAGATAGCTGATGCATACAAGGCTGTATCGCACAATGCAAATTTAATTCGAGACAATTTTGATGTGGCTGGCAGAAATGTGGCTGGACGTCTTGAAGACATGATGAAAGACCTCAAAACCACTGTAGTGCCTAGTGACGCACAGAGATTTGAGAGAAATGTTAGACAAGACTTGATTGAACCCATTAATAAGGCACAAATTATTAGTGGTAAAACCTACCGTACTTATGAGAAAAAATTAGGTGAATATGCCAATGAGGCGTACAAAACCAATGATGACTTGGGTAGAGCATATGAAAATATGTTGATGACACTGCGCGAAGAATTAAAACATCAAAATCCAGCCGTCAGAAAATTGCTTGAACAAACAAACGAAGTGTTCAAAACAAACAAAATTCTTCAAGATGCATCAAGTCGCGCAGGTACAGAGGGTGGTATCTATACACCTCAGATACTTGAGAGATCAGTTGAGCGAAAAGCTGGCCAAGAGGCTACAGCAAAGGGTCAAGGTAAGCTCAAAGACGTCTCAAACGCCGCTATGTCGGTTATTGGACCGTCAGTCAGTGATAGTGGTACAGCAGGCCGTGCGGCCGTCTTAGACTTGATTAAAGGCTTGACCATGGAGGGTGGTGTAAACTACCTAGGCTCTGGTATTCCAATTGTGGCGTCTGCACTGATGTACAACAAGCCAGCTATGAGGGCGGCTAATGTGTTGGCCACTGAGCGCCCACAATTCATGAAGACTGCACAGCCTTACGTCTCTGGTGCTTTATCGGCACTAGGTGGTGCTGGTACTGCCAATGTACCAACCGAGCGCAAGTTAACCGAATAACTTCTAGCAGTTGCCATTGCAAAGAAGGTTTAGGGGGGCCTAAAAACCCCCCTTTTTTTAATAAAACTTCTTCTGTTTTTCGTCTAGCATACGATCAAAGAGTTCTAGTTCTTCTCTGCTCCTAGGAACATTATTGAACGACAACTCTTTAGCGAAGTCTCGAATGAAGTAGTACCTATTGGCATCATCAAATGCCTTCTTCAGTTCATTGAGGAAGAGTGGCAGTATGCTAGGTTGCCAACCACTCCCCAACAACTCAGTGATGAGTTCGTCTGGTGTCATAGTGGACCGCGTTTCTCTCTGAGTGCCTTGGCCACTTCAGTGTTGAGAGACTCGACAAACTCAATACAAAGCTCGCGTTCGCGGCGGGCAATGTCTAGAGTTGCCACAACAATCAACTTGTCGGCGAAGTCCAATAGTTCATCAAAGTCATAGCCCTCAGGGTTGTCCATCTTAGAGCGAAAAAAGACTTGTTTAATGTCGTTTTCTGTTAAGTATTCATTCAACATAATTCACCTCAATTAAACCAAAGATAAAACCCATGGAGAATTCCAATGGGGAAGAAAATAGCGCCTGCAACTAAAAAGCCCCAAGCGGCGTGGCCAAAGCAAAAGAAGATGTGAGTCAACCATGCAAAAAAACATAAGAATCCACCAATTGCCCACATAGATCACCTGTGATTGTTTTTAGCTTGCCAGAAATTTAAGAGTGACTGAAACATCACCCAACCCTTTTTCATTTCGTCTTCGGACCATTCAATAACTTTTACTAGCCCAGGTTCCGTCACCGACACAAACACGTTTGCACAACGCGCGTTGGGGATACCCAGCCCCACTCTATACGCGCACAACTGCATCAACTGTTCGTCATAGGCATCCACCGTGCTAGGGTCGCTGAACTCCTTAGTCTTAAAGTCAATCACAATCCCGTTGCCTGACTTTGAGTGCAAGTCCACCTTGCCGCCAAACCCAAGCTCATGACAGAACGACTTTTCTGTTGACCACTCAGGCGTACCAAAGGCGCCTTGGACGGCTCCATCTACACCCGTTTGGTAGTTCATGAAGTCAGCTAAGTAGATGCCCTCATAGAACGACTCAAGGGCACCGTGAATGGTGGTACCGCGTTCGGCCGCCTTTTTGCCTTGTTCTTTAGAGTCTTTGACAATCCGCTCAATGAACCGCTCTTCGGTCTCGCCCTCGACCCTTGGTAGAGTCAGACAAGCCAGCATCATTTGATTCTGTTTCCAAGCCTCTAAAGCGGGCCTAGCGGCGACGTTTAAGATGGTGGTGACCGAAGGTACCAGATCTAATTTGCGAGCGTCTCTGAGCGTTGTAGGCCGTTGCAGGCCATTCTTGGCAGTGACACTATAGGCTGGGTTGCCTAGTCGGTCATACCAATGTTGTGATTCTGATGCTCTGACTATCATGTAATACTTTCTGGTTAAAATGGAATATCGTCGGCCATATCTTCAAACCCACCCGTTGATGCGGCCATACCTTTGGCTTGCCACTCAGGCGACTGAGATATCTTCTCTTTTAGACCTTTACCAAACGTCTCAAAGAGCGTCATATCAGGGTCAGAGATGGTGAACAACTGATTGGCATTGATGGCCTTGGGTAGCCCTGCTTGCTTGATGATGGTGGGCACTGGGGAGATTGTGGCCACATTGGCGTATGTCTTGCCGTTCACTTCTCTGTGAATGACGTTGAGCATACAGTAGGCGCCTAAGATGCTCTTCAAGTCAAACTTGCGAGCCTCAGCATCGGTCCAAGGTTTATTTCTCCATGACTGCAAGTCTTTACGCAAGTTGGCATTCTCTGACCAACTAAGCGTGTAGTTCTTAAAGATGGCCATGGGTTTGCCGTCATCAGTAATAAGGGGTTGGCCAGACTCATCTTCACCGAAGAGTTCCCAGCCCAACATGACTTTGCGTTGGACCTTGACTTCACCCATGTACTCTGACTTTTGGCTACCGAGGTCCACAATGCGGTAGCACCGTGCTACGTGTGAACCTGCGGGTACGTTTTTGAACTGACGTTCTTGGTTGCTTTCTACATAAAAACTCATGATTGTTCTTCCTGTTCTTTCAATAATTGTTCATTAACCCACTGGTCATACTCACCAGACTCTTCAACTTCTCTTTTCCACTCTTCGTACTCTGTCGTTTCAAATAATGTTCTGTTGCCCATTGCTTTCTCCTTCAGGGTATACATAAATTTCAATTCCTTCAACCGTCATGTGGGTAGTGTAGTTATAGGCACCCCACTTCTTATTGGCTTGTGAACACGCCCCACTCTGCACACTATCACGGTCAAATTCACCGTAGGGGATTAATCCCACTTTGCCGCGACTCAAGACTTGAATGTGAGGTGCAATCCAGTCTCTGATTGAATTGCGGGGATACTTAGGCAACTTCTTTTCTGATTTTTCTTCAGGAACTTTTAGTTCCCCATGAATAACTCCATCGGAGTCTTGAATTGCGTACTTAAATTGAATTTGATTTAAGATTCTTGTGGCTCTTTCTAATTCACGTTGAATGATTGAGTGCATTACGGTCTCCAATAAAAAAGGTCAAGTGCAATAACAATGATTGCGATTAAATAAACGATTCTTGTAAATTTGTCTGTGAATTTATCAATCATGGTCTTGCCCACATCATGAGTGTTGAAACAAACAATAAAACGGCACAAGCATAGGCAAAATACCATGTTGTTCGTCTGGGTGACCAGTCGTGCTCGATACCGATCAAGACTGCTTGGATACGCTCCTCATCCCTGTTTAAGATGGGAGGTGGTGGTGTGTAACAGGAACCAATTTTGATTCCTGTAGAGGTTGTGTAAAAGCATTTTTCCAAATTTTTTCTCCAGTAAAACGGCATATGCCGCAAACAAATAATAACATGGATATTAATTTTTAGTAAATGAATTATAAAAGTGTTGTTATTAACAAGAAGTTATTCTATAATTGAGATGTTGGCGGAACGGGTTAGCGCCGTAGGGAAAAACAAAATAGAGTGTTGTTCCACCTAACACTGCTTTATGTGAGCGCCAACATTAAGAGATGTAGAGATTGTGTGGGAAGAAGTCGGTCATGGGTGCGCTGAACTGTCGTGTCTGGCCAGTAAACGGCAGTTAACATCTTCATCCCGATGCTCCACGAGGGTCATGACCTCAATCAATCTCTACTTCTGTTGGTAAAGGATAAAAAGAATGAATTTAAAAGAATATTTCAATGAAGAACCTACAGGTGCTATTGCTGAGATGGCAAAGTACTTAGAGGTGTCGGCAACGTGGCTGTCGTTGATTATTCATGGCCACAGAGTTCCAAGTCCCAAGCTCGCAGTTGCAATTGAAAAAGCAACACAAGGGTTAGTCAGTAGAAATGTCTTGAGGCCAGATTTGTTTTTAGAGTAAAATTTTTAGGAACATGGCTAGGGTAGCTCCCGAAAAGACGATTCGTTACCGTCCTGCCATCGTTTTTTTCAGTAACGATGACCGAAAAACGTAAGGTTAATATGCACTATTACCAGTTCAATATTGGTGACTATCAAAGTCACACTGCTCACTTATCCCTTGAAGAAGATATAGCTTATCGGCGCCTACTTGATTGGTGCTATTTGCATGAGCGCCCGTTGCCAAAAGACCACAAACAGATTGCCAGATTGATTCGTATGCCATCGCATAGCGAATGCATTGCGACTGTTTTGCTAGAGTTTTTTCAAGAGTCTGAACAGGGGTACTTCTCTACTAGGGTTGAACAAGAGGTACAGAGGGTAAACGATAAGGCAGAAAAAGCACGTTGTTCTGCAAGGAAAAGATGGGATGCGAACGCATTGCAAACGCAATCCGATAGCAATGCTACCCAAGACACAATACCCAAGACACATAACACAATACCCAGTAAAGAGAAGAAGGCAACTGCCGTTGCTTGCCCACCCACTGTTGACCAGCAAGTTTGGTCCGACTGGTTGCAAATTCGGAAAGCCAAAAAATTACCGATGACCGAGACTGCTTGGTCGCAGATACAAGGCGAGTTCCGCAAATCCAACTTATCTGACCAACAAGGGGTTGAGTACTGTTGCCTGTCCAACTGGGCAAGTTTCAAAACTGCTTGGTACGAAAAACAACAGCAAGAGCAAAGTGGAGGTTTGTCAAAACAAGGTCAAACCAATCAGCGTGTAATGTCAGGATTAACCCGTGGACTAATTTCAGGAGACAGCAATGTACGACTACTCGGAAAATGATTTTTGTTCTGAAGACGAAGGACTTGATTACATCTTTACAAAACTGGGCGCAATCTTTGGCGCAACTTTCATGAGACATTTTGACGGTGTCCACAGTGAAGTTGTGAGGACAGTTTGGAAAGAGCAAATTGGCAAGTTTTTGACTTACAGACCATCAATGGATTTTGCTATTCAACACCTTAACTCTGAGTTCATACCCTCGGCAATCAAGTTCCGCGAGTTGTGTAATGCTGGTCCAGCAATTCCGACTAAACAACTGAAGTTGGAAAACAAGCCCAAAGAATTTAATCAAGAAGAGTACGACCGAGTAAAGGCAGTGGGGCTCGAAAAAATGCATGAACTCAAAAAAATGTACAAGGGGAAATTTTGATGTCTGACAACAACGAAGAGTCTAAGCTGATGTGTTCAGTAAACGGTTGCCCCAACAGGTGGTCAATCAACATGGGGAGACCTATGTGCTCTGCTCACCAGTGGTCAAGCCCTAACGAATGGGGTGCAATCACCGCCAAAATTAACGGTAACAACTTAGCGACTCCCAGCTACTATGAACCGAAGGACGAATTTTGAATTATTTTCAAGCACAGGACCTGCTCACAGCAGTGAAAAATGGGCAACCCACAAGACTCAACGAAATCAACCATGCGCTTTGTCTCACTGGAGACATTTGTGGAGCACTATGCTCGAATGGCGCTCAATGCTGGGGCAATAGACCATGCGAGGTATCAAGTCCGCAAGATGGAGTCGGACGAAACTGGCCAATGGATTGGTCTGGGCAAGTTGGTGGCGGCCAGAATGAAGGAGATCAAAGATGCTGATATGCGGGATTGACCCTGGGATGACAGGCGCTTGGGGAATGATTGACATTCACGGCAAGTACTGGTCTTGTGGAGATATGCACAACGACGAACAAGGCGTCCTCAATACCCAAAAGATTTGGCATGAAATGAGCCAAGCCCGCGACGGCCAAGACATTTTGGTTGTTGTAGAAAAGGTACATTCAATGCCAACCCAAGGCGTTGCGTCCACCTTTAAGTTCGGAATGGCCTATGGAGGGGCCTTATCGCTCGCACAGCGCTTTGAATCGATGTGGTTGCTAGTACCCCCTCAGGTTTGGAAAAAACGGCTCAAAATCGATTCTGACAAGAAAGTCAGTTTGGCATTGGCGCGTGACTTGTTTCCCAGCGCACCATTGACAAGGGTAAAAGATGGGGGACGGGCTGAGGCGTTATTAATTGCTGAATACATGAGGAGAAAACATTATGCAGACGTATGAAGATGAAGAGTTCGAGCGCATCGAGAAGATGCAAACCCAAAAATACGAAAAAGAAAAAATCTATGTGATGGCTGGGTGGTATACGCCCGAAGATTTAAAAAAATTAATACAAGACTTTGAGGAGCGTAAAAATGACTAAAGAAGAAACACTACGCCTTGCATTGGAGGCGTTGGAATTGGTAAGCATTGAGGTTGTCTGTAATGGCGCACACCATGCAAAAAAAGACAGGCATGAATGGCTTGATCCTTGTCCTATTGTTGACCGATACAAAGAAGCCATCACCGCCATTAAAGAAGCACTAGAAACAAAAGATGAACCAAAGTGTGTAGCAATCGTAGAAGTATTTGGAAAAGATTGGCGACTTGATTACATGAGTTTACCTGTTGGTAAACACAAACTTTATGCACAACAGTATACCTACACCACCACACCACAACCAGAAACAAAAGATGAGCCTGTGTCTATGCGTATGCCAAAAGTTGGCGATAGGGTTGTTTGCATTGAAGACGAAAGCCTTGGC